CATTTGTTGGAAGGTCCTACTAATAATACATCTGGATATTTTACAATTGAACCAGATGAAGTTATTGTTACGCCTGCAGTTCGAGTTGAACTCGATTTAGATGCTGATGATCCAGCACTTCAGGGAAAAGACACCTCAGGTCTTTTTGATGAGAATGGAGACCCATCAACTGAAATGCCTCCTGGAGACACTAGTTACATTTTGGGACCAATGGTTAGTGTCTACTTTCCAGATGGTGATTATAGTGCTATTGGATATATTCAAAAAGATACAAGAAAAGTAATTAACCTCGCTAGAATTCCAGGAACAGTAAGTGGTTGGGGTATTGGTGGCAATGTTGAGGGATTTACGAGTTATAGTCAACTTACAGTAGAACAAGCTCTATGGTATAGAGATAAATTGATCAATGGAGATACCTCAGACTATAGAGTTTTTTATGTTGGTGTTTTTGAACAAATAAATTCAGAAAATCCAAACAATGTTACTGATCCCAGTGCTGGTGTAGATAAAGATGAATTTGATAGATGGATTGGGCAAATTATTAGTGCTGCTCGTGTTTTAGTGCCAGAAATATCCAATGTAATTAAAGGTAAATTTGGTCCAGATCCAGATATACCCCCAGGTATTGCAAATCCATTTACTAATCCATCACAAGCACTGAAAGATGTTATTAAACTTATTGGGTATGGCAACAGTCAAGCCAGATCCGCTCTTTTTGGAATACCGTCAAATATTCTAAATGATATTTTAAGCACTTCTATCAATAAAGAAGGAATTGCTTCAGCAATCAATATGGCAGGTAAGATAACAGGATTAGAGTCTGCCACAAACATGCTTAATGATTATAATGAATTTTTGGCAAATCCAAATGGACCTGGTTCTAGTCCAGATAATAGACTTGATGCAAGTAGTTCATTAAGCCCAACAGACTACACAAATCTTTCTAATGCTGTAAATACTCCAGAAATTAATAATCTAATTAGTGGTCTACAAAATGGTGAGTTTAGTGACGAAGTAGTTTCTGTTCCAGGTCTTGGTGAATTTACCGAGAGAGATATACAGGCAGGCAATTTAAAACGTGCAATTGAGACGGCAGTAAATAATCAAATTTATAAGAGTGCGGGATTAGATAATAGTTTACACAATAATGTACAGGTTGATATTGATCAAACTATAGCAACTGGTAATATTGTTTTAACAAAAGAATACGTCTTTAGACCAGGTGGAAGTGTTGCACAGGCGGAAAATAATCCAGTTGGAAAAGTTTTATCAGCTATGGGCGTCCCCTTAGATACAGCAGGATCGGGAAATCCAATTATGACTTATGCAGGATTTGCTGCCGCTGCAGTTGGTTTAAGTAATGCAGAAAACCATGGTGGAGTATATAATGCACCAGGAATGTTTTATCAGATAACATTGCCTATGGGTGGAAATATGGGAGAATCTAGATATTCATTTAAACCTACTATTAAAGAAAATAAGTATAAAAATTTGAAAAAACCATACATTCTTCCAGAAATAAAACAAGAAAAAATAAAGTATCGCCCCAAAGTCAATAAGACTGGTACAAGATCTGTTGGTGATGGTCTAATGAAAAAAGCAGAAGTTCCAACATCTTTTAAGAGACTTGAGGATACTATGTGGAAGAAGCAAGATCGCCATTGGAATGCGAGACACTCTCAAGAGAGAAAGAATATGATACTGGATGCAGTCGGAACTTCAGATCACGCTTGGGAATATATTACAGACCGTAGTGCATCTGATAATGAGTCAAAAGTATATGAGAACTTTGGTCAGGGTATTAAAAATAAAATAGTGAGTAAGAAAAAAGTTGGAAACGACTATATTGTTAAAATGTATAATGAAGAAGGAAAATTAGAAACTTTAACACAATCAGTCTTAAATGAGCGTCTCCAAAGGGAGCATGAGTTAAACTGCAACATTAAAGAACAAGAGACTTTAGATGCATATAATGACCCTCTTGTAAGAAGAATTAAAAATAAATTAAGAACACAAATTGATTATGAGGATAAACCTGCTATCAAGGGGTATCCAGATGAAAAACCAAAGCAGATGAACCAGGGGTGGCATCCGGACTATGGTGATAGGCACGATTATTATAATAGATTAGATAGGCATAGTGCAGATACTATGCAGAATGCTCCCACACAAAATCCAAAAATTGACAAAAAAGTTGATAGTCAAACTACGCGGACGAGAGCATTGAAGAGAGTAAGGGAACTCCTTAGGAAAAATAAATAGTTCGTTGGTATATCAATAAAATGGCAAGAACAGTACCAGGATCAGGGGCAGTAGTATCAGCAAACTTTGATACCAACTTTGGCGTATCAAGTTTCACAATATCCAATGGTGGTACTGGTTATGCATCAACTGATCCCCCACGGATTGATATAACAGGAACTACGGCACCAACCGTATCTGGTTCCTTTTATCCAATTATAGTTAATGGTGCAATACAATCCATTAAGGTATTGTCTGCTGGTTCTGGGTATTTTCCATTAGTATCTACAGCATCAACTGCTGTTGGTATCGCTTCTATCGGATATGATGGAAACTCTAAAGTTCTTAAATCAATCTTACTTAGAGATGCTGGTAAGGGATATAGTCAAGCACCAACAGTAACAATTGCAGATCCAGAATCACTGTCTGGTATTGGGACATATCAATTCAATGAAATTGTCGTTGGATCTAGATCTTTCCTTAGAGCAAGAGTAAAAGAGTGGGATGCTGATACATTAGTTCTTAAAGTTGCTAATGTTGGTACATCCAAGACTGCACCAGATGGTAAGTTCTTTAATGGTGAATTTATTGTAGGTGAAACATCTGGAGCACGTTATGCTACTAATAATTATGTACAAGACGATACTTATGATAAATATACCGAGAACGATGAATTTGAGACTCTTGGAGATAGTCTTTTAGACTTCACGGAATCTAATCCCTTTGGAACTTTCTAATGTTAGGACAGTATTATTACCACGAAATAGTTAGAAAAACTATTATAGCGTTTGGAACGCTATTTAATGATATTCATATTCGTCATCAAGACGGTGATGGTAATGATGTTAGTGATATGAAAGTTCCCTTGGCATATGGTCCAAGTCAGAAGTTTTTAGCAAGACTTACTCAGCAAGCAGATTTAAATAAACCAATCCAAATAACTATGCCAAGGATGTCATTTGAGATGACATCAATTCAGTATGATTCTACAAGAAAGTCTAGTCTTGTTCAGACATTTAAAACTTGTGATGATGGTAGTAAAGTAAAAAAAGTCTTTATGCCCGTTCCATATAATATTGGATTTGAACTTAATATTCTTTCCAAATTAAATGATGATTCACTTCAGATTCTTGAACAGATTTTACCATATTTCCAACCACACTTCAATCTAACTGTAGATTTAGTTCAGTCCATTGGAGAAAAAAGAGATATTCCTATTGTCCTTGAGTCAGTAAATTTTCAAGATGACTATGAGGGAAACTTTGATACACGTAGAGCATTAATACATACTTTACAGTTTACTGCTAAAACATATCTGTTTGGTCCCATCGCAGACAGCAGCGATGGTCTTATCCGTAAGGTTCAGGTTGATATGTATAGCAGCACTGATCGTGCAACTGCTAAGCGTGAAATGCGATACACAGTCACACCAACTGCTAAAGAAGACAAGAATAATGATGGTGTAATCAATCAAGCAGATCACGATCTGCTTATGCCTGGTGACAACTTTGGATTTGATGAGGAATGGGAATTCTTAGGTGATGGTAAGAAATATAGTCCAACTAGAAAAACTGATATCTGATAATCATGAGTGATAATTATGAGTCGATTGACAAGGCACTTGATATTGAAAGTGATATTGTTGAATCAAAACCAATGAAACCCGTTCCACCCAAGGTGGAAAAGGATGACATTAAAAAAGATTATGAATATACTCGTGCTAATTTATATTCTCTTATAGAAAAAGGGCAAGAAGCGATCAATGGTATTATGGAACTTGCAGGAGAAAGTGCAAGTCCTAGAGCATATGAAGTCGCTGGTCAATTAATTAAAAGTGTTGCAGATACAACTGATAAGTTGGCAGATCTTCAGAAAAAACTGAAAGATTTGGAGGAAGATAATACCAAGAAAGGTCCAAATAATGTTACTAATAACGCATTATTTGTTGGATCAACATCTGAGTTGTCTAAACTACTGAAGCAAGGTTTTCTAAATAATAATGATGAGACTAGCAAATAATGGCTAAGAAGTCCTGTAAAAAAGGTTATTATTATTGCTTCACTGATAAAAAGTGTAAGCGAATCCCTAAGGGATGGCATGTAATGTCTACTACAGGACGTTTGATGCGTGATAGTGAACATCAAGATGAAAATGAAAAAGAGGGTAAGAAAAAGAATGGCAACGGAAATGGTGCAAATGGCAATGGAAATGGGAATGGGGAGTCTAATGGGGGCTCTGATGGCGGAGGAGTTTCGGAATCGAAAGACCATGAAGTTGCAATGGCACAAAGTCAACTCAAAAAGTCAGCAAGAAACATCGCAAAGTTGAGAAAAGCATTAGGTAAAAAGGAAAAAGATATTCCTGCCTGGATGCAAGCAAAGATTACTGATACCGCACACGACACTGACGCTGCTGCTGGTTACGCAGATAAAATGGATGAAGAAGTCATTTCTGAGAAACGCGACGGTAAGTCTGCTAAGTCCAAAGGTTACTCGCTCCGCGACTGGTTTAAAGGTGGTGGTTGGGTTCAAGCAGGTGGTAAGTACGATGGAAAACCATGTGCCAGACAACCAGGACAAAAAACTAAACCATTTTGCCGTGATGCTGATGATCGAGCAAACATGAGCAAGAAAGAGAGAAATAGAAGAGCAGCAAAGAAACGTAGAGAAGATCCAAATCCCGATAGAAAAGGTAAAGCAAAAATGGTATCAGCATCTTATTCAAATTGGAGAGCAGACTTAGAGCAACTCGACGAAGGTGCAGCACAAGCAATCCGTTTGGGATTAGCAGCAGGAACTGCTATCGGTGGAGCAATCCTTGGTAAGAAAGCACATGATGCAATCAAGGATATGACTGATAGGAGAAACAAAAGATTGGATGATGCGATTAAAAAAGCACGCGGTATCAGAGAAGGAAGTGCTTTTGGTGATGGTCGGTTGAGACCTTATGATCTTATCAGAACGCCTGGTGGACTTAAGAGTCTTGATATGATTGATAAAGAAATAGAAGCAAAAAAAGTAAAAAATAAAAAAGGTGTTAAAGAAGAGTTTGTAGATGAAGAAGGTAAGTCTGTATTTTCTACTCCTGGTTTAGATAGAAAGAAGAAAGTTCAAGATTACTTAAAAAATACCGATAGAGTTTTAAGACCACAAAAACCTACAGTTCAATTAGATAAAGCACATTTTGAACCAGAAGGTGATATGGTTGATGAGGGCAAGAAAGATGCTTGCTATCATAAGGTCAAGTCACGTTATTCTGTTTGGCCAAGTGCATATGCATCTGGTGCATT